TGAACCGCTCCCCCGCCAGACTCAACTGGAGGTTATTTCAATGCCTAGCTCACGACCTGGGTGTTTGTGTTTGCGGTTACCTGTTGACATGGGCGGGTCAGCGCAGGTTGTTAGGTCGCTTGCTTCTCGCATTTCTGCGGCTGATTTTCAGGGTCAGCTACCCATGAGCCAGAGTACGTCAGGCTTTACCACACGATGATTGAATTGTGTTACTATTAGGACGTCGGCTTTTATTGCATTTTGTTGCGCCGACAAGTGGTGATGTTATTCCCCTTGAGCCACCTTTGCAAGCCCTGACACGATGTAAATCGCTCAGGGCTTTTTTTTATTTTGTACAGGGACAAAACCAGAAAAAAATACTTAGTTTTGCCACCCTAAAACTTCTTGCAGTTGGTAATCAATTTCGGTAGATTAGTCTACTCAAGGAGATTACCAATGAAGCAATCAGAACAAATAAACGAACTCGCTGCGGCACTCGCCAAGGCTCAAGCAGTAATGCCAAAGGCTAAAATGTCTGGCATCAACAGTCGGTTCGCTGATAAGGCAACTGGCAAAACTGGCGCTTATGCCACCCTCGATGATATCCGTGACGCAGTTAAAGACACGCTCACTGCTAACGGAATCAGCTACACGCAACATCCTTATTCGATCAATGGAGAGGTAGGCGTAGAGACTATGCTGATCCACTCTAGCGGTCAGTGGATGCGATCACGTTTTGGAGTCCCTTCAGCCAAGCATGACAGTCAGGCTTACGGATCAATACTTACTTATGTTCGCAAGTTTGCCTTAGCTGCTGCTGCCGGAGTAAGTACTCAGGAAGATACTGACGCTGACGAAGTGTCGCATGAGCCTCCATCTCCCACGATTTCCGCTCAACAGGTAGCTATAATCCGTAAGGAGTTAGAACGTCATAACAAACCTGAATCTAAGATTCTTAAGCATAAGAACCTAAATGACCTTAGCGAATTAAAGCAAAGTGATTATGAGCGCCTTCTCGATAACATTAGGAAGCCTATCGAAAAATGATGAAAGACGAGATCAGATGCAGAGGCTGCGCCGAGAGAAGAGCATCATTAGATACTATGTGTAAGAACTGTCTTAGGCTCTATCATTTAATGAATGAATTGTGGAAACCAAATGCGAATTTCAAAGGCTATCCAGGGTACGACCGATTGGCTCACAGAACGAATTGGGTGCGTGACAGCGAGTAACTTCTCTAAGGTATTTACTAGCGCAGGGAAGTTGTCTACTAGTCGTGAAAGTCTAATCAATCAATTGATAGCCGAGAATCTAACAGGCAAACCGACTGAGACATTTAAGTCAGAGGCCATGCAGAGAGGCAACGACTTAGAAGGAGAGGCTAGAGCGTTAGCAGAATTAATGCTAGGCGTAGATATAGAGGAAGTTGGCCTGATCAAAATGGATGACCATGAAATAGGCTGCTCTCCTGATGGTTTGTGGGATGACACAGGCATCGAGATTAAGTCGCCTAATGCTAGTACGCATATATCCTATCTACGCAAAGGCAAGTTGCCAACAATTTATACCCAGCAAGTACAAGGAACCATGCTTGTTTTAGGGTTATCCGAATACTGGTTTCTCTCATACCATCCTGATTTAGAGCCACTTCTGATTAAGGTAAAGAGAGACGACAAGCTGTTAAAACTAGCAGAACCTTTACTTATTGAGACTGCTGAAATTATAAAATCCGAAACAAAGAGGTTGTTATGAGTCAATTTAAAACGCTAACTAGTATTAATAAATCTACATACGATGATTCGTATTACGGTCAGATAACCCCCGACGCATTACGCGAGCTTGTCTCAGCGTTAGATTCCAACCAGGTATCACTAAACAAAAACGGCAACATTGCTCTTAAGGTGTATGTGAATAAGCCAGAAGGAGGAGGTAGTTCTTACTTCTCTGTGAAGTGGATGCCACCACGAGATTCTGCTCCCGCTCCAGTTGCTGCTCCTGCGGCTGAAGTTGACTTTGATGACGACCTGCCATTCTGATGTACAAGTTTAACTTCGGCAAATCACTGAAGATCGCTCAAGAGATCAACTGCATTAAGTCGGTTGATCTTGCGAAGCGATTCGATGTGCGTAAGCAGCACATCTCTCGATGGAGGCATATGGAAGACGCGCCTCTGTCGCTGGTCTGCAAAGTTTCTAGTGAGTTAGAGATGAGTCCAATAGAGTTCTTAAGACTAGGAGTTGATAATGCAGACCTGTAAATATCCTTTAGATGCAATCAGCCACGCGCAATGGAACGCTAATACCTATGGCGTACCTTTTGCTGTCATCGCATATCCTGATTGCTTAGGCGTCCTTGAACTATCTGAGGTAAACATATATGAAGACATTGTTGAAATCTGCCATGCGACCCAGACACTACGCTGCTCAGATTTTAACATTGACGAGTCGGGAGATGAGGAGAGAAGCATTGCTCACCGTTCCTGGCGAATACCGAGACAGGGTTGAGCTATATGTCCGCAACGAATTCGAGCGCAGGAAATACTCTCGCAGAGCTTGAGAAGATCACCAGAGAATACTCTCAGGCTGAAGCGAACAGAATGTATCTTATGGAGTTCCGTAAGTCGAAAAAGGCTATACTTATGGCAGAAGCAGAGAGGACTAATCCTTCTATGCCAATAGCCAAGCAAGAGCGTTACGCCTACTCGCATCCTGAATACCTACAATTGCTTGAAGGTCTTAAGGTCGCAATAGAACAGGCAGTAATGCTTAAACATAAGATACAAGTATTTAACATGAGGTTTGAGCAATGGCGATCAACTCAGGCAACAACAAGAGCCGAAATGAACCTAAGATAACGTGGGAAAAGCCAAGGGATATTCGTCAGCTAGAAAAGCTTGTCCCGGTTACCAAGCGACAATTCTCTCTTGAGCTGCTATCAATGCGTTTCAATCAGTTTGACGATGAGACAAAAAAACGAGCGCTGAAGGTTATGGACGCGCTAAGGACAGGTTACTTTTGCCGACTCTAGCTCAGGTAAAAAAGAAATGCTTAGTGGCTATCCAGTTGTTAGCCAGGATCTCTGCTGCTGACGAAAACGGCTATGTTGAATGCGTCAGTTGTGGCGTGGTTAAGCATTATCGAGATGGGATGCATGGCGGTCATTATATAAGTAAGGGTCGCGGAGGAACTCACCATCTTGCTTTAGACATCGAGAATGTCCACCCTCAATGTGCCGGATGCAATTTACAGATGGGTAAGGGAGCAGGAGTAGTCGCTCATAACTACCAGAAGTGGATGTACGACTATTATGGCAAGGACTATGTAGACGAGATGGTAAGCCGTCCCAACGTAGTTAAAAAGATATCTCTACCAGAGTACGAGGATATGCTTGCCGAGTTCCAAGAACAGATTAAATACCACGAGAAAAGGATTGGCGTGTAATGCAAGTAATCCTGAGTGAAGCAGAGCTAGAAAGATGCGAACGCTGCGCTGCAATCAGGACTAATCATGCGAGAAATAACGGAATCCCTAATCAAAGAGTAGCCTCGAAAAAGTCTGATCTAACAGTTGATTATATTGGTCTAGTAGGCGAGCTTGCTGTAGCTAAATACTTAGATGTTGATATAGAGCTAGAGAAGGAAGGAATAGATAACGGTATTGATTTAATCTATGGAGACTTAACTGTAGATGTAAAAACAAGGTCTTTTCCTGGCAACGACCTCGTATTCAAATCTCACAAAGCATTCAAGGCGCAAGTCGCAATACTGGCTCAGTTTAACCTGGAGAACTGCGTAGAAATCCTAGGCTGCATGAGTCGTAACAAGTTTAAGAAACACGCAACACCAACAAGCTATGGATGCCTTCGCGTATCTGAAGAAAGCTTGTATCCAATAGAGTCCCTAATCGGTTATACGCAGGAGAAATCATGAAATCCACTGACTACCAAGTAGCTGGAGACCATTATAAGAAGCTAAAGATTCAGCCCATAGAATACATCATGGCGAATCAGCTACCATTCCCAGAAGGTTGTATAGTGAAGTATGCGACTAGATGGAGGGATAAGGGCGGGATTGATGACTTACGCAAGATCAAGCAGTTTTGCGACTTCATCATCGAGTCAGAGCTAGAAAAGACTAAAAATGTTACTCTTTAGGATACTTATTAGTAATAAGCATCTCTGTCAGCTCTATAGCGCGACTGCCGACTTGATTCGCCCACTTTGATAATAAAAACTCTTCTGCTGCGAGAGCATATTCTTGCTTTTCCATCCAACCCAGAGCTTTGACGAATTTACGCAACCTAGTAAGCCCAAGGTTAAAACAAAGCATAAGCATGACTTCCTGTCGCACTCTGCTTAAATCTGAGTACCAAGGAAAACAGGCGATAAGCTCCCGGTCGCATCTGACAATATCATTATGCAGTAAGTACATAATCTCATCGTCAGACAACCCAACGTCATCAAGGTTACGACCAACGCCTATGGACACAGTGCCTACCGTGTCCTCATAAGCTTTGTTCTGGTAACCCTCATGCTTGATCAGGAGCTTTTCTAGTCTAGTCATTAGGATCGCTTAAATATTCCCACGGTATTAAAGAGAGTAACAACAGCAGAAACGATATCATGAGCAACAGGCTGCAACTTATCAAACTCAGCGTCAATATCATTAGCTTTAGCAATAGCCGCTTTAAGCATGATATCGAACGCAGCCAGCTTTTCTTTACCAGCTCCATCATCAGGGATAGTCTCCTCAATTAATTTGACGATCTCTACTACCATCGACCAGAGACGCTTTACCCAACCTAAGTATTCAAACAAGCTCATAGCTTACACTCCATAGTTAATAAGATGTCCTCGATGCCATAGATATTCGGTACGACTTCAACCCAGCGAGGATTTACGATTACAGGCTTAACGCCGAGACTACACCCCGACCTTCTCAGATGTTGATAGTGTGAGCAGCCAGTTAACAACAGCAAGAACACCAACAGCCACAGAATCAACGGTAGCCTCGTCCACTGGTATCGCATACCCAAATGCCTCCGCAGCCTGTATAGCCGCCCAGATTGCTCCTGTGAGCGCTGTAGCGGTTATCTGACGACTCTTCCACTTAGCCGGGTCAGCAACTGCCTTACCCTTCTGGAGCGCCTTAAACGCTGCTCTAATCTTCGTAATCATCGTATTCATCCTCTAGCAGATTGTATGCCAGAGAGGTCTTGTATATCTCCATCAGACCTATCAAGCTAACCTGATTCACCCCTTTTTCTACATACTCATCAACCCACTCACCGAGCTTATCCATTGCTTCTTCGGTCAATCTGTCGCTTATTTTATCTGGAAAAGGGATGGTATCCATAGCTATCCTAAGTATCTAAATGCTGCGCCAATCGCGGCAGCTACGACTAACCATACAATACGCTCTGCTGACTTACCTTTTATCACGCTTTCCGACAAGCGATCTACCTTGTCGTCCAGGCCATTTACCTTAGACTCAATAGAAGACTGACGATTAAACACAGTGACTAACTGCTCTTCAACACGCGCTAGAGAGATAACCGCCTCCTGTAGCTTGTCAATTTTCGCCTCTACTCTGCTTAATCGGTCTTCCATCTTCATACCTATAGCGTCAGGTCAGGAGCTTTACGAGTAGCTCTGATTTGATAAACGTGTCTGATAACTTCACCGCCGTCTTTGTGAAATACGATCTGAGTCATCACACTAGAAGCTCCATACCCTGCTCCTGCATGCCACGAATCAGGCGGGGCGAGTGTACCAAAAGTTTCCACGAAAACGCCGTTGTCAGTCTCTATTAAGTTCTGGTGATGAATATGACCTACTAACCATTTTCGGTAGTTAGTAGCAGCCCATTGCTCTGGCAGCATCTTAGGCAAAATAGCTCCTAGCTTGGCTGCTTTTACTCGGTCGCCGTGATGACAGGCAATAAGGCAGGAATTCCAATGTACTGTATGAAAGAATCCGTGAGGTTCTAGGATAGTGACCCTTTTTTCTTTCGTGTAATAGAACTTTAGTATTAAAGCTAGAGCGATAGCTGTATCAGAATCGTGATTACCACGCGCCATGATTACGGTGACGTTTTTATGCTTGGATAGCATCTTCTCTATCGCAAATATAAATGTCTGCGCCGCAGTCTCTAATACAACCTCGATGCGAGTGTCTACATCTAGTATAGTGCCACCAAAGGTAGTTCCTGCCGAGCCGTTAGCGTGGATAAAATCACCGACATTCACTAACAGGGATTGCTCAGAAGCAGGAGCTGCATCTACCAAGTAGTCAATAGCATCCAGCATACTTGTAGACGCTATCTTGGTATCGTAATCCCTTTCTTTAGTCTCACGAGCATCGGCTCTCATACCAAAATGCGCGTCACCTATTACTATGGTAGGTAATAAATCATCAGCAAACTTTTTAGTTTTTGGCTTCGCCTTCGGCTTGTACTGCGGAAGACCTTTAGTAAGACCGTCAACAAAACCTTGTAGAGCTTTGTCTCGCTGCGCCTCGGTCATTGTCCTCTTGGTCTTCAACCAAGCCTTGTTACCTTCATCGTCCTGAGTGTAGATAGATCGACCAATGACTATCTCACCTTCAGGAACGTGACGAGTCGCATCCCAGTTGTCAGAATATCCAGAAGCAGCAGCAAAGTTTTTAACAGCAGAGACATGATGTCGTAATGTAGAAGTCGTAATACCTAAACGATGCGCTGCATTAGCACTATTGCGTCCGCAGTTTTCCCATACGTCCAGTATCTCTCTCTGGCGGTCGGTCTTGGCGTAGTCTACTAGGCTCATTAAGGTTTATCAGGCCAAATTACATTTAGTGGAAAGCCATCTTGCTTTGTAATATCACGCAAGGCTTGTCTATATGCTCTCCATTCAGCTTTTTTCTCAGTAGATAAAGGTGAGTCAGAAATATGTGTCCAATCACTCATTTGCAAAAGATAATCTCTATCTGATCTTGCCACAGAAGCATTCATTTCTATTTCTTGCTGAAGCTGTTCTGCTGTCTTTTCTATAAGCCTATGAGCAATGACATAATTTCCATTTTCTAAAAATGGCTCATCAACCAATTCAATAGTATGATCTTCTGGAATCACGCCATCATAGCTTTTAATCAATACTCTAAAGATATTAAATTGTTCTAATGCCTCAATAGCGTGTTCGCCATTTGGTAATGATACGTTAGGGTATTCAGACTTGAACATTTGAATATCATAAGGGTATGTAGTTGACCCGTCTTCATTGACTTTTATAAACATTTCTATGCTCCGGGAAGATCAGAATTATAATACGCGGTTTGTGTATAATTAACTGAATTAGTATCATAAGCGTATGAAGGCATCGCTGAAGTTCCTGTATATTTATTAGTCACAGCAGTTGGTGTACTTGTTGACTCATTACCACCAGATGAAACAGTTAAAGAATCAATCACAACAGTGTTATTATAAGTTCCAGAATCTAAAGCATTACTAAGTGGTAGTTTTGCAAGAAATGGCTGATAATTACTACTAAATCTCTTAACCACATTTAAATAATAAAATTCTTTGTCTGCGGAAACGCCTTGTCTTGGTATTGATTTATATCTATCTGTACCAGAAACATTCATAGCTCCTAGATCAGTACCTAGATCATAATTTGTAGCTCTTACGCTTATCACATAGCCAAATGCTGGCGAGCCATCTACTGAACTAAAACCAATAACCGCATAACCTCTCTTGTTATATGTTCCGTTCAATACAGGAAATACCATGATGCCGTTACCGTTATCATCTACTTGTACACCATGTATAGGAGGATATGTACTAATCCAATCCCAATCTTCAGTCCACTGTATGCGCTTACAATAATCTGCTGATTTTGTCGTAGCTGTAGCAAAAGTTCCTGAATATTTGGTTATATTTACTCTTTTAGAGTAATGCTGTGAACTGCATACATAAACAGAAGCAGTAGAGCCTTCATAATGAGCATATATTCTTGGTATAGGATAGGAATAAGCTCCTACTAATTGTGTTGGATTTGGCTGTGTGCCACTAGAAATCCAATCATCACTGTTATAGTAACAATTAAAGGTACTAAGATATGAGTTCGCTCCCCTAGTCACAGCATAAAAAGTCCTACCCATAGTTTGTT